GGAAACGATATGGCAGCAGTGCTCGGAATCATGGGCGAGTCTGGAGCAGGAAAAACAACATCCATGCGTAATCTCGATCCCAAAACAACATTTTACATCGACTGTGACAAAAAAGGACTGTCGTGGAAGGGCTGGCGTGAACAGTACAATGTCAACAACAAGAATTATTTTGCGACAGATCTGAAGGAAACGGTCGCAAGTCTTTTTGACAAGATCGACAAAGAGGAGCAGTTCAAAGATTATAAAGTGATCGTCGTTGATACCCTTAATGGAATCATGGTGGCTGATGAAGTTCGCCGGATGAAGGAAAAAGGATACGACAAATGGATGGATCTGGCCCAGTGCATCTGGGAGCTCTTAGATCAGGCTCATACACTTCGCGATGATCTGACAGTTATTTTCATCTGTCACTCACAGACACAGAAAGAAGATGACGGCTATACATTCACCAGAATAAAGACATCCGGCAAGAAGCTGGACAAGCTCTGTATTGAGACAAAGCTGACAACAGTGCTGTATGCGTGTGTCGAAGATGGTCAGTATGTTTTTCGCACTCATGCGGATCACTCAACGGCAAAGACACCCTTTGGAGCATTTCCGGAGGATGCCATACCGAATGACATTGCGGCAGTGTTGGAAGTATTAAAAGAATATTAAAAAGGAGGAAAAGAATTATGCAGAAACCAAGTGGATATGATGAGGTGCAGGTAGGTGGAGATTTTACTCCGGTAGAGCTCGGAGGACATCACCTTGTCATCAAGGGAGTGAGAGAACAGGATAGCAAGACCGGAAAGCCCATGATCGTGGTGGCTTTTGACTTCGCAAAGAATGACAGACAGCCGGGGTACTTCTCAGATATGTTTGAGAAGGACATCCGTCCGGAAAAAAAGTGGCCGAATAATGGCACACAGTACATCATGACGATGGACTACCAGGACGAGACGAAGACCAGCAGAAGCTTCAAGTCATTCATCACGTCAGTGGAGCGCTCTAACAATATGATCGTCGAGTGGGGCGATAAGTTCTGTGATCAGTTCACCGGTAAAAAGGTCGGCGGCGTGTTTGGTATCGTCGAAGAGGAGTATGACGGAAAGGTATCCAAAAAACATCGCCTCAGATGGTTCTGTGAGGATAACAGAGCAGACTCCGCATCCGTACCGGAGCCCAAGCTCTTAAACGGTAGCACATCATCGACTGCTGCCTCTAACGATGACGGATTCATGCATGTACCGGCCGGCAGTGGCGAGAAGATACCCTTTTAATCATGAGAATTCAGATCGATTCAAGAGAGCATAAAAGCGAATTAAAACGAATTGAGAGTCAGCTCGATGCTCTGGGCGTGGATCATTTCAGATCAAAGCTTTATGTGGGCGACTATATGAATCTTGATAATCCGCGCCTTGTCATCGACAGGAAGAAGGATCTGGGGGAGCTTTGCGGAAATGTATGCCAACAACATGAAAGATTCCGCAGAGAGCTCGAAAGAGCGCTTGAAAATGAGATCAAGATCATCATCCTGTGTGAGCATGGTGAGGGCGTCGAGCGACTTTCTGACGTTCACTTCTGGAAGAATCCCAGAGCGGAGATCTACGAGTGGGTGATGGAGGACGGTCATCCGGTCAAAAGACAGAAATATCCCAAGGCGGTGCAAGGGGCTTCTTTATATAAGAGCCTCTGCACCATCCGGGATAAATACAAGGTAGATTTTGAGTTCTGTGATAAGAGCGAGACAGGGTACAAGATCATGAAACTGTTGGAGGTACAAAAATGAGTGATTACGTTCTAATACCCATAGAAGATCTGGAGAAATTTCCGGTCACAAAGATAACAACCGCAAGAAGTTTTTACCTGGAACTTTTGATCATGGCCGGATATGAGCCTTTTATCACCACAACGCGAAGACTGGCTAACAGATTCAACCTAACAACTGACCAGGTCAGAAAATGGCTTAACATGATGGACGATGATCTGATTAGCATGACCAGAGGCAAAGGCAGGGAAATCACGATAAGGATTCTTGAAGGAGAGGAAATAGGCAAAAATGGAGCCAAAGGAAACAGGGTATATTAAGATATGGCGCTCTATATTCAGTGATGAGCTCTATGACGATCCACGGATAAAGCACAACATCATCTCTGCCTGGTATGATCTTCTGCTTCTCGCAAATTGGAGTGATTCAGACTACGGCGACAGGGTGATCAGGCGCGGCCAGGTGGCACGATCAAAAAAATTTTTAGCTATGAGATGGCGCGTAAACGAGAAAACTGTAAGCAAGTGGTTACAGCGATACAAAATGCAAGGAAAAATAGTCATAGATAGCACAAGGGGTGGCACACTAATTACCATACTAAACTACGCTAAATATCAAGGCTCGGAGGGTGTGGACGATTCAGAGGGTGGTGCACAAAGTGGCGCAGAGAGTGGCACACCCTATGGCGCACAGGGTGGCGCACAGAGTGGCATTATAAGAAGAATAAATAAGAATAATATAAAAAGAAATAAAGAAGAAGAAAGAATAATACCGCGCTTCGCGCGAGATCCTGTGGAGGATTATTGATGGAGAAAAGGATGGAGCAAATTGACGAGGTAGAGTTAAGAAAAGCCATTGAGCAGCTACATCCGGATAACACACTGTTTGAGATAAGGATCATAGGCAAGGGTAAACCGATAAGCGGATACTTTCACGATGCGGACACATTGCTGGAGCAATTACAGAAGGTTGACTTAAGAGGTCGGAATATATACATCACCCTGAATCAGTTGGATGATAGTTTGTTTGCCCGGGAGCAGAGCGAGCGCTTTGTCATGGGAGCCAATAGCACATCCGACAATGATGTGGATACATTCAAATGGCTTTTCATCGACCTTGATCCTGTTAGGGCAGCAGGCGTTTCCAGTTCGGATGACGAACTTATGCAGGCGGTGGATCTGGGAAAGCGGGTCCACAAATATCTCCAGGACAGAGGATTCGAGGAGCCGGTCAAGGCAATAAGTGGCAATGGTGCTCATCTACTCTATCGTATACAGTTGGCGAATGATAAAGAGGGCGAGAACCGCAGACTAATAGAGCAGTGTTTGAAAGCGCTCTCAATGCTTTTCGATAATGAGCAGGTCAAAGTGGACACGGCAAACTTTAATCCATCGAGGATCTGCAAACTGTATGGAAGCCTTGCACAAAAAGGTAGGAGCACAAAAGACCGTCCACACCGGATGAGCTATCTCTCTGAGGATGTTAAACCAGTGCAGAAAACGTCCAAGGACAGACTTGTCGCTCTGGCGAGTGAGTTACCGGAAGAGGTCGCACCGGTTCCAAATAATCAATACAACAACTATGGCACGAAGACCTTTGACATAGAGGAATGGATGTCGAGATATGGCATCCGGTATAAGAGCAAAGAGGCTTTTCATGGCGGCACGAAGTACATCCTTGAGGAGTGTCCTTTTAACTCGAGCCACAAAGCCAAGGATTCAATGATAACTGTCTCGGACTCTGGAGCGGTAGGTTTTAAATGTCTGCACAACAGTTGCAGCGATAAACACTGGAGAGATCTCCGGCTGATGTTTGAGCCGAATGCTTACGAATACAACGATGTTGATCGTCGAATCGAGGAAGGTTGGGCGAAGCACAACAGAGAACACAAGGAGAAAATGACAGAGAATGTCATTGATGATCTTCCGGTATTCCAGACGGCTCGCATGATACTCGACCGACGTGATCCTGATCCAGAATACATCCGGTCCGGAATCCATATCCTTGACAAGCAACTCAACGGACTCGAAAAGGGTAAGCTGACGATCATATCAGGACTCAGAGCATCCGCCAAGTCAACCCTATTGAGCGAGATTATGCTGAACGCCTTGGATGACGGTCATGCAGTGGTGGCGTACTCCGGAGAACTGACAGACAAGTCATTCATGAATTGGATGATGCTTCAGGCAGCAGGCCCGGGTTATATCGAGCAGTCAGCAAGGTACGAAAACACCTTTTTTGTCAAAGAAGATATCAAGTATCGGATCGCCGACTGGATGAGCGACAGATTCCTCCTCTACAACA